TCGTCCTCCAATAACTCAGTGACATAGTTACGATCCTTCAATCTATTAGCAATAAAAAAATCTCGTAGTTCTCTGTCTTCATACTCCTTGGCCAATTTATCAAAGAACCATCTATCAGGTCTCTTTTCATAAGTGGTCTTAGATGCTTTTACTTTATGGTGCGTAAAGAGGTCAAATGTAGGACTCTCAAAGTGAGTTCTGATAGTAACAAAGACCACGTATGCACCATACGCGGAAAAGTGACTCATATTGGTAGTTTAGCAGTTTTAGATTTCTTAAGGAAGTTGAGGTCTTCAGCCTCTAGTTGGATTTTGGCTTTGAGGACGCCAGACACAAGTTTGCCAGCGGTCTCCATTTCTATATTGTTTTGTTCCGCAAACATACAGATGGCATCAATGTAAGGAATGTCCTTCATATAAACCATCTCTTCAATAGCCATAGAAAATTTATTGATTTCTTCAGGCGTCATAATATAATATCTCCTATCGGATTGCGTGAGTGTTTTTGCCTTTGAAAGATTTCTTGAGGAGTTTAAACCAAAACTTCCTCTCCTTCTTAGCATCTTTATTCAGTATAGCACGATAGAACTTTAAAATCAACTTTTTTGTTTTCATTTTAGTGTCCTTTGTGAGGTGCCGGCATTCTGTTCCGAGGCTGCCGGCGGCCCGTAGGACTATGCTGCTAGAGCAAGATCCTGATATGCTGAATTATCGTTAGCATTTACGATTGCTTTTGGTCTCCTTCGGCCTTTACCACATCAGTCGATCCTACTTCCGGCCCCCAAAAGACACCTTAATGTCCTTTGGTGGACCGGCTGGGTAACGCTCCCAGGTCCTGCCTGCTTATTCTACCGTTCTCAACGACCTAAGCATACTATTTATTATAGAGTATTTTTTGGGAATGTCAAGTATTATTCTACTTGGTTCTCAAACTCTTCCATCTGTGGCGCCGAAACACCACGATGGTCTACGGAACCTTTAGTTACAGGGGCTACTAGTGTTGTCCCGTATAAGGCAGTCTGCGATGGTGATAGTGTTACAGCTAGCCAAACCAAGACAAAGAAACACCAATATTGGTAGGAAATATTTCATAGTTCATATTCCTCTCTAAACTGGACAATCTTATCATATAATCCTTTAACATAATCTGTCCTTCTCTTGACGAATATCTGTGGATGGATTTCGTGGTCTACTGATATCAATACAACAATCTGCCTGGCCTGGATGCCGGTCATATCCTCATACATCAAGGAGTATGCGGTGCATTGTTCAAAGTAATTGAGAATCCATTCCTCTTTCTTAGGTTTCAACGAGGTCTTAAAGTCAATAATGGAAGTGATGCCATCAAACTCAGCAATACAATCAACCTGACCTGCTAGTCCGATGGCCTCACTATACAACATTGCCTCAACATAATGGACATTATCAATACGATCCAATGTTGGCAACATATTACGGAATGCCTGTTTCATATCAGGCATCAAATCTTTGGTTAGGTAAGTTGACCCTTCCTCATTCTTGATATAAGATTCCATGAGAGAATGAAATTGTGTACCGCGTCTAGATGCTCTTGCTGATACTCGGTTTGCCTCTTCTTCACCGACTTTGGCGCGCCACTTTGCGATGCTATCGCCTTTAAAATGAGACAAGAATGTTGTAACCGAAGGCAACTTGGTGCCATTTGGAGAGATGTAGTATCGTTTTCCATTATATTCTTCCCTTTTCAGAGTAGTTAGAAAGTGGTCATGGTTTATATGATTAAAAGTTTTCACTAGCATCCAACATCAAAGTCGTCCTCAACTGTTTCATCCATTATACTACACCTCTCCGTAAATGTCAACCTTTAGAGTCCCATTTCAGTCTTTTGTATTATATATTCTTTCACCACACCGCTTCGCACGATGTCCTCAATATTAAACTCAATATGATCAAACGATGGCATACGGCGAGTAACAGCCATCAGTTCTTTAATACCAGTTTTCTCATGTGGTTTATGTAGGTCAGTTTGCCTATAGTCACCACAGAATATAATGCGAGAGTTTTGACCTATACGGGTCATAACTGTATCAATTTCCTGGAATGTCATATTATTGCACTCGTCAACAATGATAATACAATCGTTAAATGTCATACCACGTAGAAAGGAAGTAGTAGTAAACTCTACTAAGCCCTTTAACTTCAAAATCTTCCATCCATCGCCACGACCAAATAAGTCATCACAGATTTCTTGGTAAGGTTGTTCGTAAACTTCCGATTTTTGTTTGTCGGTTCCTGGTAGGAATCCCATGTCGCGGCTTGGTACGACCGATCGGATGATAACAACCTTCTTATATGTCTTTTCGTGTAGAACTTCTTTTAATGCGAGATAAGATGACAGAAAGGTTTTACCGGTNCCGGCATAACCGTGTAACATAAGATTTGCTCCGCTATCATATGCGTCCCACACTCTTTGCTGGTTTACTGTTAGTGGATTTATNTGACGCAATTCAAAGTGNTTTTTNTCAGCGGCGTTTTGTGCAGATATCTCATGGTTTGGATTACGGTTATTTTTCTTTCTTTTTACAGACATATCTTTACCTTTTTGTTTTTCGTTATTCACCTTCTCATAAACAAAAGAGGCCAACGCCTTGCGGGCGCGGCCTCTATTCGTGGATTTTTTTGGTGGTTGAGACAGTTCTAAATCTCCTTTGGAATGTCCCAGCGTTTGTTCGCAACGGCAGAGGCCTCTGGTACGGCCGCTTTAATTCTGCCTAATACATATTTCTGGAAATCTGCTGGTGGTTTTGTGATACCCACATTAACTGGGTCGACCATAGTAAAATTGCGGAGAACTTGCTCCAAGTGAGGTTTATCGTCTAGATATGTGTCGTGGTCCGCCATTGTCATGGTGACGGTAAATTCTTCATTGGTTTCTTTATTACGAAAAGTATAGTTTGGCATTACGCCTCCTTTATCCACTCCGGTGCTTCACGTTTCTTCCACTTGTGTAGGTGCACCTTACCAACCTTGTAGTAGTTCCGATAATTGACTATCGGATCTTTTGATATAATGTATTTAGGATCCATCGCACTTGGAGGTTCGGTGAAATATATTAAAGGTGTGTTATGTGGTGTATATCTAAGGTCATACAAAAGACCGTCAGCCTCAACTTTATGTGTTTTTCCATAACGGTAGGTATATTCTTTACAGTATTCACGAAGCAATGACCACAACCAGAGATAGTTGGCCTCGGTTTCACGGCACCACACTGCCGATGGATGATTGACATGAGTTGCTGAGTATAGTTGAGCATTACGGTCATCATCAAGGCGCCATCGTTTTACCTTACGTTTTCCACCATCGTCTATATACTCATGACCGTCTAGCACTCGGTGAGCCGTGGACAAAAGTTGGGCACTCTCAAGGATCATCTTAACACAATGAGAGTCCACGGACCACTCGGCACATTTTTGTTGGTCGTGATCAAGATAAAAAATATTCATTAGATGTCCTCATAAAACATATCCCACCAACCATCACACCATACATTGTAAAGTATCTCATGGACTCCTTCATAAGGATTATCCATAGGACATACCTTATCAAAATACGCCTTTTTACCTTCACTATAAGCGATTTGTTTTAGATAACTATCCATTATGACCTCTCAATAATATCTAGTAACTCTTCCAGAAACATCAACTCATTTAAATATGCGGCCTCTGTAAAGTCAAGAGGACCGTATTCATCTATCTCCATATTCTGTATGAATGGACGGAGAATAGCAAGGCGTTTATACAGCATTTCTTTCACTTCAACCAACGCTTGATCGGACATTTTTCTTTACCTCGTTTGTGTGACTACACCATTTGCGATAATGATATGCGGTACAGTTACATGAATAACGACCAAAGTTACCACGGGTAACTACATATATTTTTTTATCACCATTTACTAGAGTGACGCCATCATCATACTTGTCATTACCTGTCCATGCCTCCAATATATCACGCTTATCCAGAATACGAGCCGGCGCATCAGCATCACCAGTGGTTAACATAAACTCATTTTCAGATAACCACTTGGGTTTAGGAAGAACCACACGACCTTCATAATAGTTATATGGTTCGGAATAAGCATAAGAACCCGGCCGATAGGCCGAGTTCCTGTATTTCACTTTGAGGCGCATTAAATAATCCTTACATCTATAGTATCCTCAAAAAACTTTTTCAAGGACTTTTCAAACTCCCTATTATTATTTTTATATAATGCTAGGAAGTTTAAGTATAAGGTATGGATTTCATCATGCATATTTTCTAATGACTCCGAGTTTTCATCAGTTTCACCCGGCGTCATAACACGATATTCACGATCCTCCAGTTCAGCGATTAGATCATCCGTATCAAAATTATTCAGATCAAGAGTGACGATAGTTGACAACTAACACTCCTATTAGTTAGATGATTTTTGAGAGGTCAACACCATCGATGGAGTCCCAATCTTTATCAATTGAGAATGAGGTGGCAACCTCACCACTGGTACCAAACTGCTCCGTAACATCATCAAAGTCACGGACTTTCTTGGCGACCTTTTTCTTAGCGGCCACTTTCTTCATACCCATGTCTTTAGCAACCTTGCGGAGTGTCTCAAGGTTCTTTGCCTTGATTTCTAAGGCACGTTCGGAAGCAACCTCTTCACGGATTTCATTTGCTTCGGCCATTGTAAGACCTAATGCCTTAGAAACCTTGGCCTTAGGAGCCTTAGCAACCTTGGCAGCCTTGACCTTAGGTGCCTTAGGTTGTGCGGCACGGAGGTCGGCAGCATTAGCAGGCTCGGCGACCATCGTATAAGAAACGACCTTGCGACCATCTTTATTGGCGGTAATAGTGAAACCGTACCGCGTATTGAGGAAGGACACATACTTGGCAGCATAATCACCAGTGCCGACGTGGTCATTAATTTCGGCAGGCGTAACAGTTTTACCCATCACAAGAACCGCAAGGGCGCGGATTTCAGGACGGATACCATTTGATGCAGATACTTTAGGCATTCGATTTCCTTTCACATTTCTCATTTAATACGGACATTATAACACAACGGACGGATATGGCAACCAAAATCGTTTGTAAACACATGCGACAGGTTGTCGCACCTATAGGTTGTGGTGTTGACAATAGAAATCCNCTCTATAGAAATCGTCTATGATACGATTGATTTGCTCTATAGGGATTGTCAACGCCANACGGTCGTTTACATACGTNTGGACTTGCTGTTCCGTCTGGGCACCNTATTCGATGGCCTGAACCACCAACTCATCCACTTCCAAAGCAAGGTCGGACATTCTGGACATTATATACGCTCCACAAGGTTGTCAAGGAAAGACTGTGAAATGATGCTGGCGTTTAGGCCAGACAACCACTTATTGATATGCTTGGTGGTTGTGGCCGACCACTTTCTATCGGTACGCAGCCAACCTTTGATAGGATGGAAAGCAGCCACTGGAGTTCGATATGAGAAAAGGACTTTAGTGCCATTCTCAAGGATAAGGACATTTTGGTTTGAACCATGTGGTACAAGTTTCATTATATTCTCACTTTCTATTAGTTATAGACTGACTCATAAATGTAATACTGATTATAATTATGCTTATCATCTTTGTATTTTTCATTTAGTTCATCAATAACATTTTGAGCATCTTGTTTATTGTTAAAAAAACCCATATTGATATCTTCATCGGAGTTATGATAAAAAATGTTAGTGTTATATCGTTTGTTATAAGAGTTCATAAAGACGATATATAGTTTTTTCATATTAATTTCCCCATTGATAGTTGACGAAAGAGTTAATTTTTCCTTGTAATGTAAGGGCATGAAGTTTTACAAAAAATGGAACGGGGGCATCTATGGTAAGGTATGCAAAGAACATATTAACTTTATACATAATGAGGTTTTTCATGTTTACTATCCTTTCTGATTATGTCTAATAATAGCATAAACGGACGGAACAGTCAATCAAAATCGTATGTCAACAGATGCGACAGGATGTCGCACCCATGAATGTAAACCTCGCCTTTCTACGATACACCTTTTTAGAAGGAACAATCCTCTGTCTACATACAGGATTGCGGAGTGCCTTGGCAACAGGATTAACAATCTGGATCAAAGTCATGCCATTCTTGCGCTTCGTCCGGTTGGCCGTCATAATCATCTTCCTCCTCTGCTAGTTCACCATAAAACTCGGCATAATAATTACTCAAAAAGTTTGCGACCTCGGAGTCGGACATATAGTTGAGAAGGTCACGGATCAATTCATCACGATCCAACACACCCTCATCTTTGGCCTCAATAACGGCATTAGTAAACTCACGCATTATGTTTACTCCCAATCAATATGAAACGTTAGAGATAATTTTAATTCCTGGTAATGTCTAACCTTTTTCATCATGGCATTTCTGGTAATGTTTTTATAGACGACTTGATCACCGTTTTTAAGATATACCGTCAATGTATAACTCTTTATGTTATGCATTATCTTTCCTCTACACTCCAAGAGATATAGTTTTCTTTCTTAGAATAAAGATCAATATACCTACAGGCCGCAGTTCGTGATATACCACGGAATGTAAGGTCATAACCTTTGAACCAAATCGACAGATTGAAAGTTTTCACATTAGCCATATTATATTCCTTAGAAGTTAGCGGAGTCGTCAAACGCAAAAAATTTCACCTCTTGCGTTTCATCACTATCAGCAAATATCACCACATCATTTTCCATAACCTCATCGGCCGCACGTTTATCCCATACTCTATGGATAAAGTCAGGAGTGCCGAACACCTTGACGGCCGCGTTATAACGGTTATCTTTAAATCCTACAAAGTGGATGGCATTATTCATTATTTCTCCATCACATAAGTCCACTTACCGTCGGACCATTGTTTAGATTTTACAATTTTATAACCTTGAGCATCAAGTTCCTCAATACGTTTTGCAACATAACGGAAAGAACCGGATACGATTACTTGTTTCATATTTCACCTATTGCTATTTTGAGACGAATTTCGTTTAGATTATAAGGACATTTTTTCATAATCTGTTTACGACCTTCACGTAAAACCCATCGTTTTGTTTTTCTATCCTTACGAGCAAAAATCACCCGTTCAAGATCATCGTCATCAAGAGTTGTGAAGATATAGAGATCACCATTTTTTTCCATAGAAACTTCTAAACGATGTAGATTTGCTACAGTTTCATAACTCTTTTTGGCCTTTTCATATTTAACTCTTGCTAATTCCATGGCAACAACATAATGTTCCAACCACTTCTTATTACTTTCATGTTTAGATAATTCTTTTACAGGTGTAACTGGACTTTCCATATT